CTTGCATTTGCAAAGTTCCTAAAAAGATTATAATTTATAAATAAATATTAGTAATTTATTACTGCAAAAAGGAGGCATCCTATGTCAGAACTAGAACAAACAATTGAAGAGTTGGAAGCGGAAGTGCTCGCTGAACTTGAGGAAGCGAGCGCTGCAAGCGATCCTCAGAAGAAGGGTGCCGCTCCAGCAGAAGGAAAGAAAAGTGTCGATAAGGTCACACCAGGCGGTGAAGTCCAAGATGGTGGCGCACCTGTAGTCGATCCAGAAGCCAAGTCATCCCCAACAGATGTTGCAGCAAAAGGTGCAAAGGAAGTTGGTGGTGATGCACAACAGAAAGGCGAGAAATCCGCCGAGCCCATGAAAAAGGTCAAAAAGGTTTCAGAAGATCACGAAAGTGATGAAGACGAGGTAATTGAAGAAGCCGCCGCCCCCCGTACAAAGATGGAAATGTTGAAGGCGATGTATGATAAAATGGAAACCATGAAGGCAAAAGACCTCAAAGCTTCATATGGGAAAATCATGTCCGCGATGAACCCAGATGAAGAAGATGATGACGAAGATAAGGAAATGCAGGAAGAGATCAAGAAGCTCGAAGCTGCAAAAATGGCCATTGAAGAGAAGATCAAGTCCATCAACGTCAAGGAAGACGTAGATGCACTTATGGAAGGTGAAGACCTTTCTGAAGACTTCAAGACAAAGGCATCCACAATCTTCGAAGCAGCCGTTAAGTCCAAGACCCGCGAAGAAATCGCTCGTCTATATCAGGCAACAGTCGATGAGTTCGACGCAAAGCTTGAAGAAGCAAAGGATGAGATGACTGACAAAATTGATACCTATCTCAACTACGTTGTTGAGGAATGGACAAAGGAAAATGAACTCGCAATCGAGCGTGGACTCAAGGGTGAAATCGCAGAAGACTTCATCTCTGGTCTGAAGCAACTTTTCGAGGATCATTACATTGACATTCCTGACGAGAAGTATGACGTACTAGGTGCTCAGTCTGATAAGATTGCAGACCTAGAAGAGAAGGTAAATGAGGTTCTTGAACAGAATATCGCTCTTAAAGAAAAGAACGGTCTACTTGTTCGCGAACACGTTGTCGCAGAAGTCTCCGAAGACCTAACCGACACAGAAGTTGAAAAGTTCAAGTCACTTGTAGAGGATGTTGACTTCGTTGACGAAGACACATTCCGTGCAAAACTCGACACTCTTAAGGAAAATTATTTTCCCAAGGTTCGTGAAGAAGTGATCACAGAACAAGTTATTGATAATGAAGTACATGACAGCGCAGCACAGGACATTAGTGTTAGTGACAGTATGGCTAAGTACATGACTGCAATCACAAAGACTAAGGCTCGCGCCCAATAATATGTTAAACCACTTAGATGTAATTAACTAATAAGGAGAAACAAATGTTTCAGACAGAACATCTACAAGAAAAGTGGCAGCCCGTCCTAAACCATCCTGATCTTCCTGAGATTAAGGATTCTTATAAGCGCGCTGTTACTACAATTATCCTAGAGAACCAAGAGAAGGCTCTCCGTGAGGATCGTAACTTCCTCGCAGAAACCGCCCCTGTCAACAGCATGGGTGGTGGTCAGATGGACACATGGGATCCAATTCTAATTTCCCTAGTTCGTCGTGCAATGCCAAACCTCATTGCTTATGATGTCTGCGGTGTTCAGCCAATGACAGGTCCAACTGGTCTAATCTTCGCAATGCGTTCTTCATTCACCTCTCAGGATGGTGCAGAAGCTCTCGTTGATGAAGCTTTCCCAGACATCTCAAACCAGAACGCTGCTGGTACAATCGGTGGTGGCGACATTGGTGCAACAGAGACTAACCCTGCTGTTCTTAACGACTCACCTTCCGCTGGTACATACGTCAGTGCAACTGGTATGACACGATCACAGGCAGAAGCCCTCGGTGATAGCGCCACAAACGCTTTCGCACAGATGGCATTCTCCATTGAAAAGTCAACTGTTACCGCTGTGTCTCGTGCTCTAAAGGCCGAGTACACAATGGAACTCGCACAAGACCTTAAGGCAATTCATGGTCTTGACGCCGAGACAGAACTTTCCAACATTCTCAGCACAGAAATTCTTGCTGAAATCAACCGTGAAGTCATCCGTTCACTATATGTGACCGCCGTCAAGGGTGCATTTGTTAACACAACAACTCCTGGCATCTTCGACCTAGACACTGACTCAAACGGTCGTTGGTCAGTTGAGAAGTTCAAGGGTCTAATGTTCCAGATCGAACGTGATGCTAACGCAATTGGTCAGCAGACACGTCGCGGTAAGGGTAACATGATCATCTGTTCAGCAGACGTTGCTTCTGCCCTACAGATGGCTGGTGTTCTAGATTACACCCCTGCCCTCAACAACTCACTAAACGTTGATGACACTGCCAACACATTTGCTGGTACAATGAACGGACGTTACAAGGTCTATGTTGATCCATATTCCGCTAACGTTGCTGCTTCTCAGTACTACGTTGTTGGTTACAAGGGTACATCACCATACGACGCTGGGTTCTTCTATTGCCCATACGTTCCACTACAGATGGTTCGTGCCGTTGGTGAAAACTCCTTCCAGCCAAAGATTGGGTTCAAGACACGCTACGGCATGGCTGCTAACCCATTCGCTGCTGCTGGTGCCGTTGCTGCTGGTGATACCGTCAATACTGACGCTTCACTCGACGCAAACACCAACGCTTGGTATCGTCGCGTTAAAGTCAC